GCCGCCGCGCGCGGCTGATATCACTTTGTCCCAGCGGCGGCGCGAGTAGGCCTACGCGGCGTCGGCCAGCGCGTCGGCGTAGCCGTAGGTGACGCGCACGCGCACCGAGCCGCTCGTCACCGTGCCGGCGGCGGCGCCGGCGTTGTCGACGGCCGAGACGCGGAGCGCGACGGCCGCGGAGCCGGCGCGTCGGCCGGCGTCGGCCGGCACCGCCTGGTTCTTCGTGTTCTTCGTCACCGCGACGCCCGACAGCAGGAGCGAGCTGGGGGAGCCCGCGATCCCGACGCCGAGCTTCGTGGCGGTGACCAGGACGACGGCGGTGTCGAAGTTGAGCGCGACGTCGTAGACCTCGGCGTTGGCCGGGAGGCTGGTCGTCAGGGCCTTGAAGGCGTCGCCGGCGAAGACGAGGACCTCCTCGACGTGGCAGACCTTGAACTTCTGCGCCGGGACGTAGGCGCCGACCGTCGTCGGCGTGCCCAGGTTGAGCATCAGCATGATCCGCTCCGCGACGGCGGTGGCGGGGCTGTTCTTCACGGCGGCGATCAGGTTCTTGATGAAGCCTTTTTGCATGGTCGTTGTCGGGGCGGGTTTAGTAGCCCGCCTCTCCCGGTAGGAGGATCGAGTTGTGCGGGGCGAGGGGGTACACCCCCCCGTCGTCGAGAAGCGCGTTGGACAGTTGCCCGACCTGGCCCTCGGCCTTGCCGTCGGACGCGGCGTAGTTCACGAGCTGCTGGTTGAAGAGCTCCCAGTCGTGGCCGGCCTGCTGGACCGTGTTCGACACGGCCATCGCGCGGACCAGCGTGCGGAGGAGCCCGTGCATCCCGTAGGGGATCGCGGGGACGTCGGTCGCGCCGGCGAGGACCGGGACGCAGCGGCGGTACGTGAGGAAGAGCGCGTCGGCGACGGACGCCGACGGCAGCGGCCCGAGCTCCAGGCACCGCCGCGGGACGGCCGTCACGTCGGTCTGCACGTCCAGGCCGACGTGGTAGATGAAGCAGTTGTTGCCGCCGATGCCGGCGACGCGGGCCCGCATCACCTGCGGCCACGGCCGCGGGACGATCGCCGTCATCGCGGCCGCGGTCGACCCGACCAGGTCGACGAGCTCGCCGAAGTCGGCGGGGAGCAGGATCCGCCCCGCGCCGCTGACGATCGAGAGCGTCGTGATCGTGACGCGCCAGCTCCACGGGTGGATCCCGCAGAAATACTCGAGCGCGCCGTTGACCAGGCGGTCGACGGGCGTGCGGGAGTCCGGCGCGCCGCCCATGGCCTGCGTCGCCTCGTCCTTGAGCTGCTGGAAGGTGAGCGCGAACTGCGACACGTGGCGTCTCCCGTCTTCGGGTCGATCGACTCAATGCGGTCGGCCGCGGCGGCGCGAGCAGATGCGCCGCCGCGGCGATCCGCGGGTTGCTCGATCGAGGACTAGGAGACGGCGCCGTTGACGACCTTGTTGAAGGACACGCCGTCGAAGAGCGTGTCGACCAGGTTGGGGCCGCCGGCGTTCACGGCGAGGGGCTTGCCCACGCCGATGTCGACCGAGCCGACGCCCGAGCTGGCCGCCGCCAGGTAGTTCTGGGCGGCGGTCGCCTTCAGGCGGTCGGTCAGGGCCGTCGTGCCGTTCGTGCGGACCTTCACCCGCCCGCTCAGCACCACCAGGCCGCTGTCCCCCGCGGCCATCGCGGTCTCGGCGACGACGAGGACGCCGTTGATGTTGTTCGCCGAGACGGCGACCAGGAACGTCAGGGAGTCGCCGCTGGTGGCGGCGACGCTCTGGCTCAGGTCGAGGGCGTAGACGCCGCCGACGACGAGGGCGGCGCCGGTCTTGTTGAGGACCGAGACCCGCTGGGTCTCGAAGATGTCCCCGTTGTATTGCATTCCGGTTTTCGCGTGCATGTTCGTTGCTTCTCTCGGCAGCTCCCGGGAGTCTTCGGCTCTCGGCCCGGCCGGGCCCGCGCGGGGACGCGGGCGACGGTGGGCACTGGTCAGGGTGAACGCTTGAAAGCTCTATCGGCCGGCCGTCCCCCCCATAAACCCGGGCGCCAGCGAGGCCGGCGCCCGGGCTAGAAGGAGTGACGGGGGGAGGTTAGACGCCGACCACGCGCCCCAGGCGCCGGCGGGACCGGCACATGAGGTTGTAGTAGGTGTTCTTGTAGAGCGCGAAGCTGAAGGGCTGGTTGATCGAGCCCCGGATCGGCGGGGTCTCGTCCATGAACTTGTCCGAGTGGTAGACCGGGAAGATGTAGTCCAGGTTCAGCCAGTCGAACTTCGGGGAGCCGGCCGTGAAGATCGAGTCGAGCTGCTCGATGTACTCCACGGGGATGTCGTTGTAGGTCGGGTCGTCGCCGTAGCCCGCGTCGTTCGCCTTGCGGAGGCGGTCGTTCGCGTCCCGGTTCAGCGACGTGTAGAGGTCCCGGCCCTCGCCGTTGCTCAGGATGATGAGCTTGTCGTTCTTCGTGGCGGGGGAGCCGACGCCGGCGTTGAAGCCCTTGATGCGCTTCCAGGAGAGCTTGCGCCACATCCGGTCGAAGCTGGCGTAGAGCGTGCCGGCCTTGTCGGCGACCGTGTAGCTGTCGGTCTGGTTGCGCCAGCGCGACTCGTTCGTGGGGTTGATCCCCTCGACGGTCGTGAAGCCGGCGGGGGCGAGGCCGTCGTCCGTGATGAACGTGGGGATCGAGTAGGGGACGAGGCCGCCGTCGGCCTCCATCTCGTTCGTGTCGGGCGTCGCGTAGAGCGCGTCCTCCATCGAGTCCCAGATGTCGAGCTGGCAGGCCTGCTCCCAGCTCGTCTTCAGCCGCGTGTAGATGTCGGCCGGGTCCCCGCCGTTCGACATGTTCAGCTTGATGATCTCCTCGGACCAGCCGTAGTTGCCCTGGTGGAAGCGCCACGGGCAGGAGATCGGGGTCAGCGTGTCGACGCCGCGCGGCTGAAGGTTCTGGTTGGGCCGGTAGAAGCCGGCGTTGTTCATCTTCTTCAACTGGATGTGATCGATGATCTTCGAGCCGGCCTGGACGACCTCCTCGTTGCCACGGCCCTTGAGCATCATGGCGAGGAGGTAGGTGCGGCGCGCGCACTCGTTCAGGATCTCGGTCGAGGGCGTGATCTTGTGGGCCTTCGTGGCGAGCACGAAGTCGGCGAACGAAGGGAGAGCGAGTCCGTCGGTGGACATGTTGCGTGCCTCGGTAGGTCAGGCACCGTCGACGGCGCTCCGCGCGGCTTCCGGGCTCATCCCCTGGCGGAGATTCTGGAAGATCTGCTTCGACCGTTCGACGGGCGTGAGGGCCCGCGTCTGGGGAGCAGCTTGAGTGCCCGGGTCCGGCGAGCCCTTGATCGAGCGTTGCCGGCCGTTGAGGAGCGCCGCCTGGGCGGCCTGGTGGACGTTGGTTTTGAAGAGACTCGCCGCGGCATCCTGGACGGCCTCGGCATAGCCGTAAGCCTTGGGGTTGCCGGCGGCACGAATGAGCAGGTCCGCCTTGCCCTTCAGCGCCTCGACGTTCTTGGGATCCGCGGTGACCTGGCCGAAGCCGGGCTGTTTCGCGAGCTCCGAGACGGCGCCGTTGAAGGCCTGCGTCTCGTAGTGATCGATCAGGAACGACAGCGGGCCGAGTAGCTTGGCCTGTGCCTGCTCAATGGCGGACCCGAGTCCGCGCTTGAACGTCTCCGCAAGTTGGGGCCCACCGATCGCCTCCAGCGCTTCGAGGTCCTCTTTCGCGATGAACTGGTTGGCGTCGACGGCGGGGGCGGCGGCACTTCGCGCGGGCGGACGCGCGGCGGCCTGGCGGGCCGGCGCGGCTTGCTCCACGTGCTCGTCGCCCGCGTCCGGATCCACCTGGTCACCGGCGAGGGTTCCCTCGTCGTCCGGGTCGTTCGGAGTCTGCGGGGTCGCAACGCCGCCCGGCTTCCCTGCCTGGCGGCCCTGCTGAAACTGGCGATCCATCTCCCCCTGCGTGGTGCGGAGGGAGTTGACGATCGCCTTCCTGTTCGACGGCGGGATGTGCCGCCACGTCGTCAGGTCGAACTTCGCCCGCTTGAGGACGGCGAGGTCCTTCTCGTCGATCGCCTCCGCGGCCGGCTGGCCGTCGGGTTGGGCGGACGAGTTGGCTGCCGCGCCGCTCGGGCCATCCTTGGCCGTGGCGGGGGTTTGCTGCGTCTGCTGCGGTGGCTTGGCGTCGTCGCCGGGTTTCGGATACAAGGCCGCGTTGATCGCTGCCGGAGTCTCACCCTTCGCGAGCCGTGAAAAGGCTTCCCGAGCCGGATTCGATGGCGGGGCTGCGTTGCCACCGGATCCAGCAACCTCCACGGCCTGCGAAGGGTCAGACGCCGGCGGCGTGGTCGTCACGCCACCCGTTCCCGCCCCCTGACCGATCGACTGCTCCACAACCGCTGCAATCTGCTGCTCTGCCATCGCGCGCACTCCGAAAGAGGGAGGCGGGTTCCCGCCGGCCTGCCAAGGCCGCCGGTCCGCTCGCCCTGCTCGCGACGCCTCAGTCCCGGACCAACCCAGTCCGGGACATGACGTCGCGCTCGTGTGCGCGAGACTCGATGATCGCGTGCCCGTGCTCGGTCGCCTTCGTCCCCAGCCGCTCCGCGCTGTGTTGGCGCGAAATGTAGGGGTACTTATTCGACGCCTTCATGGCCGCGAAGGCGACGGTGACGACCGAGCAGATGCGGCGAAGTGTTCTCCGGAGACACGCGGGGCACTTGACGACGCTCCCGAGGGGCGGCGCCTGGGTGATCCGGCGGATCCGGGCTTCGGTGTGCCCGCACTTGCACTTGAACTCGTAGCTCGGCACTGACCATCTGTCGGTAAACCCGGGCATAAGGCCAGCGCAGGCAAGGGGAAATGCGCGGGGTTTATTGATGTGGCGGGTATGATCCGATGACGGAAGGCGGGTGAAGTAGGGTCGATCCGCGGGCGGGCATGTGTGCCGCGGGATCGGCGTCCCCCCTACTCCCCCAAGGAGTTCATCATGGTCGCTCAGGCCGCAATGGCACCCCCCACGGGGTCGGCGTGCGCGGATGCCGGGAAACGGGCTCTCCCCGATAATCGGATGGTGGAGCACACGTTACGCGTCGGGCGGCGGACCGATAGCCGCTTCCGGGCGTGGGTGGAGTCCCAGGACGGGAAGCAGCTCGCCGACGCCTGGCGAGACATCGTCCGCGCCGGCATGGCCGCGCTGAAGATCCCCGAGCCGAAGGAGGCCGAGCAGTGACGCCGATCGAGGATCCCCCCCGCCCGCCCCTCCGGGGGAGCGTGCCGATGAACCTCGGCCCGCTCCGGCCCGACGCCACCGCGGCCGAGATCGCCCGCGCGATCGCGCCCTCGAGGGCCGTGCAGACGAACGCGGCCGTGATGTCGCTCGAGCTCCGCCGCGCCGCCGCCGCGGAGGCCGCCCGGCTGGCCGCCACGCCGCCCGGGCGCTGTCCGGGGTGTCGCCGTCGTCGCTGGGACTGCCGGTGCACTGGCGGGGCATCCCCGCCCGGCTAAAAGGGGTTCGATGAAGAGCGCGTTCTGGATCCTGGTGGCGGTGGCCGTCGTCGCCGTCCTGTCGTGCGGCCTGGTCACCCTCGTCGCGATCGCGATCCGCCGGGTGAGCTGGGCGTCGACGCGGGCGGCCGCCCGCCTCATACCGCGCGGAGCCCGGCGCGGAGCCTGGCGACGTCACCTTCGAGCCGCGCGATCCGCGCGTCGTTGGACGGGCCCAAGGCCGGCCCGCCGTTGAAGCGGTAGTTGAGCCGGCCGTTCACCGACGCGATCCGCGCCTCCAGCTCGGGCGGCGTCCCCCACCAGCCCGCCGGCCAGCCGATGTCGAACGAGTGGTGGAAGTACACGACCCCGCGCGCGCCGCACGCGACCAGGAGGTTGACCTCGTCCTCCAGCTCGTCCGGGGTCGGCGCCCGCCCCTTGTCGGTCTTGCTCTGGTCCGAGGCCTCGACGTAGCCCATCCCCGACTTGAAGCCCGACCAGGTGGCGAGCCGGTCGAAGCACCGGGCCATCAGGAACAAGGGGTAGCGCATCGGGTCCTTGTTCTTGCAGTAGAAGTCGAAGCACCACTCGTCGGCCGCGGCGAGGTAGCGGACGTGCTGCTCCCCCTTGTAGTCCGGGTTCGTCAGGTTCGGGCCGGCGAAGTTCACCCAGACCGGCATCGACGGCGCCGCGGCCTTGCACGCCATGAACCGCGCGCCGAGCAGCTCGGGGAGCGTCCACCCCTTGAACGTCCCGCTCGCCACCAGGCGGGCGTTGTCCGCGCCGGGCTTGTCGCTCCAGCGGTTGCCGTCGGGCTCGTCGTCCTGCATCCACGCGCGGCGGAACGGCTGCCGCGCCTCGCCGGCGAGGTCGGTGCCGGGCGTCGTCACGAAGAAGAGCCCGCGCGCCGCCGCCTCGGCCTCCCACGCGGCCTTGGTCACCCGCCCGCCCTCGGTCTCGTGACCGACGACGGCGTTGTAGCCGTCCGCGATCAGGCGGTCGAAGTTGGCGATCGGCTGCTGCCAGGCGGAGATCAGGAACGGGGGGGGTGTGGCCATCCGTGCAAGGATAACCCCGCGCGGTGAAATCGGCGGCCGATTAGGAATCGGAATAAATTCGCACGCGTTCGAGCCGGCGCGGCGCGCAAGTGCTCAGCCCTGCACGGGTCGCGACGTCGGCGTCGCCGGCTGAAAACCGGGCCGCGCCTGTCGCGGCATCCCCGGGCGGTTGATCGCCCCGCCGCCGCCGGCGAGGCCGCCGCCTGCAGGTGGGAGCTGGGGCATCTGGTTGCCCATCATCTTCACCGGCGCGCCCTGCAGGCCGGCCGTGATCATCGGGTTGACGCCGGGCGGGAGGCCCATGCCCGACTGGGGGGTCAGGCCGCCGAGCTGGCCGGGCATCATCCCCATCATCGTCCCGCTCATCTGGGCGAGCATGTTCTGCCCGAGCTGGTTCAGGACGATCTTCTGGAAGTCCGGGATGTTGTTCGCCTCGCCGATCATGTCGAGGATCTCGGGCCAGTTGACCCACGGGAACTGCGGGATCAGCGGGACCAGCGTCGTGACCAGCTCGACGGTCATCATCGCCTTCTGCTGCTGCAGGGCGGGGTCGACCCGGCGCATCGAGTAGGGCTCGATGTCGAGGAAGAAGTCCGGCCAATGCATGTTCTCCTGGCCGGCCTGCTGGCCGCCCATGAAGAGGCCCTCGCGCGCCTGGCCGGTCGACGGGTCCGTCGCGCTGACGACCGAGACCACGCTCTTGTCATAGAAGGCGTACCAGCCGACGCGCTTCAACCCCTCCTTCACGCCGTCGCGGTACTTCGTGTGGATCCACTCGGTGCGGTTGTCGGCGCCGGCGTCGGCGATGTTGGCCTCGGTCGCCGTCACGCCCTGCGCCTTGCCGCGGATCGCGTCGCTCTGCCCGCTCACGCGGTCGGCGCGGGCGAGCAGCGTCTGCAGGTACTGGAGCCGCTCCGGGCTCGTCCCGCCGATCTCGGCCGGGATCAGGCTCTGCGCGTTGAGCCCCTTGATGCGGATCACCGACCCGGTCGGCGCGTTCTCGATCGCCGCGGCCGCGTCGGGGTTGTTCGCGTCGACGAGGATCACCTTCTTCCCCTGGCTCGCCTCCTTCGCCGCGGCCGCGCCGTGCGCGTTGAGCTCGATCGTCTGCTCGGCCATCGCCGCGATCGGCGAGAGGGGGTAGACCTGGTCGGGGATCGCGTAGCACCCGTAGAAGACGTAGGGCCCCTCGCGCGGGCCGTGGTAGTCGGCCGGCGGGCGGATCCAGTCCTGCACGCCGCCCGCGCCGACGCAGAGCGTGCCGATCTGGCGGTATTCGGGGAAGTAGAGCTGGTACAGCGTCACGCGGTTGCGCGTCGGGTCGTTCGTCCGCTTCGCCGGGATGATCCGCTCCGACGTGTGCGCGCCGACCGGCTGCTCCTCGTCGGCCGTCAGGCGGGCGACGATCGCCGGGTCGTAGCGCTCGTCGGTCAGGAGGTCGTTGAGGTCCCGCTGGAACATGTGGCCGAGGATCCGCGCCGAATTCCAGTGCTGGCACTGGCTGTCGATGATCACGTTCGCCGGCGAGAGGCGGACCATGAACGGGGTCAGCGCGTCGCACGTGAAGCGGCCCTCGACGCCCGTCGGCTCGCCGGCGGCCGACGTGTAGTCCCCGCGCGCCTCGACGCCGACCATCGCGCACGCGTAGCTGAAGAGGAAGTCGACGGCGAGCAGCTCCAGCTCCGTCTTCAGGTCCCGCTCCTTGATCCACCCGTTGAGGAACATCTCCATGAACTGGGCGACGGGCTTGTGGGCCATCACGCGCTTCGCGCTGCAGCTCACGGCCGGGTTGTCGAAGCAGATCTGGGGGAGCATCGTCGCCATGAACTCGAAGAACGTGTTCTCGGGCATCGGCTTGCCCCGCACGTCGGAGCGGTGGAAGTTGCCCATCGTGCGCTTGATCAGCGCGGTCGTGATCACCATGTGCCGGCGGCGGAGCTCCTCGGAGGCCTTGATCTCGGTCATCAGCGAGGACGGGGTTAAATCCAACAAGGGGCGGCTCTTTCCTGCAGCTCCGAACGGGGATTCGCAAAGGGTGGCCGCGGGGACGGCCGATAAGTCGAACGGAACGGGTGGCCGGCGAACGCCGGCCAGCCATGGTCACAGGGCTACCCATCGAACTCCCGGCCGCCACCACCACCCGGCGACCTGGTCTCGGTGGGTTTTTTCTGTTTATCGGCCGCCGGCTACAGCGGCTCCTCCCACGGGTCGTCCTTCGCCTTGGCCGGTTTGGGGTGGAGGATCGCCGCCAGGCCGAAGAGCTGGCCGGCCGAGCCGTCGGGGAAGCTGACCTCGGGCTCCTGGTACCGGGCCACTTCGTGCATGGCCATCTGCGCGTAGCCGAACGCGAAGACCAGGTCGTCGTGATCCCCCGTCGGCGCGCCGTATTCGAGGTCCGAGTCATGCGCTTCGTGAAGCTCCAGCGTCTTCTTCTTCGAGCGAAACTGGAACTTGACGCACTGCCGGTGGAGCTCGGCCGAGCGGATCCGCACTTCCGGGAGGCTCAGGTTGCCCTTGTGGTCGCGTCGGCCGATCGCCGTCCGCAGCCGCGGGATCGTCAGGTCGCCGGCCGTGCGGTGGTGGCCGAGGTCGTCGCTCTGGCGGCGCGAACGCTTGCCCTCGTCCCGGCGGAAATACTGGTAGCTGTAGCCCATCTCGTCGTAGAGCCGCCGCATCACCATCAGCCCGACCTGTCGCTCGCCGAGCAGAAACGCCTGGTTAAACATCCACGCCAGCGCGAAGAGCACCTCCGCCCACATCGCGTCCCCCCAGTGCCCGCAGGCCTCCGCCACCTGCTCGCCCGTCTCCCGGTCCAGCACAACCGCCGCGTCGTAGTCGCCCGTCGCAAGTCCATACGCTGAGTCGTGCCCGATCACGTACTTGTGCCCGGGGATCGGGCGCTTGAAGAGCGTCACGCGGCCGCGGAAGTCGTCGAGCTGCTCGCCGCTCCAGACCAGCAGGCCCTTCGTCGCCCGCCCGCGCTCGGTGCGGATCACGCAGCGCGGGTCGTCGGGGTTGATCGGCGGCACGTAGGCGAAGTGTCCGCCCTCGCCCTCCTGGATGTGGGCCGCCTGCTTCTCGAGCGCCACCAGGTCGAAGACGGGCGTCCCGCTGAAGTCGGCGAAGCCGCCGCCGAGCCGCACCTGTCGCTCGGCCTCGCTGTTGAACTTCAGCCCGTGGTAGTAGGCGACGTCGTCGGCACAGCCCGGGTTGTCGTGGATCCCGCCCTTCGCCCAGACCCACGTGGTCGGGTGCCCCTGAAACTTCATCGCCTCCTGCTCCGAGACGTGCATCGCCTTGCGGTGGTGCTCCAGCCACGGGAGGTACAGGTCCCGATACATCCAGGTCATGCCCTGCGTCGCCGTCGCCGCGAAGATGTAGCGGGTCTTGCGCAAGCCCCGGCGCCGCATCTTCATCTCGTTCCACAGCGCCTCGGGCGGCTGCTCGTCGAAGACGACCAGGTCGGGGTTGATCCCCTGGATGTTCGTCCAGGAGCTGTCCCCGGAGACGAGGAAGAGCTGCGAGTCCCCGTGCGGGCCCGGGACCGTGTAGACGTTGTCGACCTTGTTGAACCGGTAGGGGCGGTCGAAGCACTCGCTCTCCAACTGGGCGCGGAGGATCTTGAATTGCTTGTAGGTCTCGCAGCACCAAATGATGATCAGCGGGCGCTTCGGGATCTTCTGCCACGGGTGCGCGTACGTGAGCCACCAGTTGACCTCGCACCCCGCGGCCGTCGTCTTGCCGAAGCCGTTGCCGGGGAACAGGCAGCGCACGATGTGCTGGCTCTGGTGGAACTGGCGTTGGCCGCGCGCGTGCGGCCGGTAGAAGTCGGAGGGGCGGTTGTAGCGGTGGGTGTCGAGCCGCTCCTCGCGCGCGAGGATCCCCAGGCACTCGGCCCGCTCGTCCGTCGAGAGTTTGAACGGGGCGGTGGCCATCAGACGGCGCGCAGCCCCAGCTCGCGCTCGGCGAGCAGCTTGAGGCGGGCGACGCGCTCCTCGAACGTCGCGCCGAGCCGCTTGG